CGTGAAGTCCGTGTCGGTGTCAAGCACGCCCAAAGCGGATACCGTCTTATCCGTCAGCTTGTTTCCGTCGCCCACGACCTGCACTTCCTCGCTTGCCAGCCAGGAAAGCCCCGTCATGGTATCCGTAGCCGCGCCCGTATATTGTGCCGCCGCGTCAACAAAGATATTCTCGTCCTGCTGCGCCATGCGCTCAACGTAATAATTATTTCCGCGCTTGACTACGGCGTATAAATCATCTTCATTGTCGCCGGGAATAACGCAAACGTCAATAAACTGCCCCTGCGTCGTGTGACGATGCCATGCGTACAAATCCTGTTCTTTGATATACGTCATGCCTAAGAGAACGCCGTCAGAACGGACGCACCAAACAACGCTGTCAGGCGTCTGCTGATACGCCATGCCGACAATGCTATATTCGTCAAACAGGTGTGAAGCAAGGATTGAAACGTCGCCGGATTGGTACTTGTCCACTTCGTAGCTATACGACAAATCGCGGATAATATTGCCGTGCCTCTGCGCGTAGAGAATCCGACCGCCGATAATGACGGGCGGCACATCGTTGATGCCTCGGTATTCCTGCGCCCTTGCCTGCTGTGTCGTTGGCGTGAGATTGGAACCGCCGCCAGATACGCGGTATTCTCCGCCTGTGGTAAGAAGTATCATATCATCGAAAGCGACGATTGCCTTGATGCTGTTCATCTGACCGCTTGCAAGCGTGCCTGTGATTGCGTCGTCGTCTTTCTGCGGGTAGGACGTGCCGAAGTTCAGATAATCGCCCGTCTTGCTTGTCCAATACGTCTGCGGATGTTTTGGACTTCCCGCGAAAACCATTCTGTCCTCATAGAAACCTACGGCCTGCGGATAGCCGTTTCTTGGTGACCACGCCTGTAAAGCCCAATTCAGCGTAGCGTCAGGCAGAGCCACCGTTTTATAAATTGACACGATGGCGTTTTTGCTGTCAAGAATCTGCTGAATACGAACAATGCCGTCATAGTCGTTGGAAAAAGCCTGTATTGTCACATAGCCGCGCTGGTCAGGATCTTCGTCGCCGTGTACGGAGTTATCAAAAGAATCGTCTGTAACTACGCGGTATTGCCGCATTACATCATCATCATTCTGGAAAGTCATGTTGTAGTTTTGGGAACGGTTGCCGCTTTGCCGTTTCAGTTGTACCCAATTCCCGAGATCGTCCTTTTCCTCGACGGAGAATGAACCTTCCCAAAAGCCGAAAGATTCCACATACACAGACGCGCCCGGAACGCATCGAAGCGTCAAATCGTCCGTGCCTGGTACACCCTTCTTGTAACTTGCCGGGACAGTATGCGTCAGCTTTACAAGCTGCCCTAGCATATCGTCAGCAAATGCCGGGTTATCGTAATCACTGGAAATCAGGATTGCGTTCTGTGCCTCATAGTCGAAAATCTGGTTTGTGTTGCCTGTGGAAAGCGTATAGTTTGAAATATCAAAGTTGGCGACAATGATATTCGACAGACAATCAACCCCGGTTCCCGTCCAAAAATGCGATATTTTTGTACCTTGTGACAAACCTGTTTTCTCAAATACAAGGTTATCGTCGTGATACACCTGTACCGTGCTTGCGGAAATATGGATAACTATTTTTATCCAATTTCCGCCGCTGCCATACGTGAGTTCCTCATAATAGACAGGCTCCAGATACGGGGAATAATGCGTATAAGTAGAATCCCCTGACGTGTCAAAATTTAGCTGCGGCCCGATATAGTTGGCAGCATCCTCGATTCCCATCGGCGAAACATAGGAGCCGCCCTCCATATATCCGACCTTGTTGCTCACGACACCGACGGGCTTATCGTCATTGTTGTCAAAACAAACGGCAAACACAAACCCACCATACTCATGATCGGGATAAAATCCAGCGCCCCAATTATTGACCTGAACGTCGGCGCGAAACCAAATATCCGAAGTGTATTCGGAAAAGGACGTATCAGCAATCGGCGTTTTTTCAAGCCATGCGTGTGTAATATACTTTTGTGTCGGAATATTGTATAAAACATTTCCGCCCGGATGGGTAACGCCGCCCTCGTAATCTGTCTCGGTATTTCCGACCGTTATCCACCGATGAAATTGTGGATTGTATGCATTTGTCCACGTCGTAGGCGCGGCATAGTATTTTTCTTCTCGCCCGATTGTCGTATATGCGTTACAAGCAGGAAAGAACGGGCCTTTTGGAATTCCGGGATTGATATAGGCAGGCTCCAGCCGAAGCGTCGTATCTGTCGTGTTCGGGTCGTCGAAAGGGCCGTTGTCGATTTTCAAATAGTCGAACGTCCACACATCAACGCCCCGCGTGATTGCGGCGGGATGGTGGCTTGGATGCACAAGAAAAAGCATATCGGCGCTTTGTGCAAACTTGATTTCCGGCAAATCCGCCTCGGTGTACGGTGTTTCAATCTCAACGACTTCGCTGTTTATCGTTACAAGTGCGCCGTCCTTATAGACACGCGCCTTTTTATCTGTCAGTTCAATAACGTAATTCTGTTCTGCATTATACGAAAAAGGAATCAGACGGGCTTTCTTGTTGTCTGCCGTCTGTGCTATATGTTTGAAGCCCGGCCTTCTGGTAACGCCGCCGTATCTTTGCACAATGGCGTTTTCCAGCTTTGCCGCGCCCACGTCATATTTTTGTAAGTCTATCCTCCCATAAAGGGCGGGTGTAAGTTCCCCGCCCGCAAAGGAGGGTTTGAGTTGGAAAGTACCCATTACCATACTCCCCCAAATCTCGCCATGATAAAAGTGTTGAGTTTCGGCGGTTCCGTGTTCTGCTCGTTTGTGGCATTGGCGATTGCCTCGTTGTATAGGCGCTCATATTCTGCCGTTGCCATTTGTGTAACTTGCGGGTTGCCAACCAGCTTGAACGCGATAGACGCCGCCAGCTTCCACGCCAAGACTTCACAAAACTGCTCGTCCATAAGGTCGTTGTCCTGAATATCCGCCGTGTATTCCGCGACCACGCGGGCGGCATTGGTATATATCACGCGCCCTGCATCGTCGCTGACTACCCGATATTCCACGAAATCGGAAAGCGGCATCAGCGTACCGTCCTCATAGACGGCGTAAATCTTTCTTAGGCAGACACAATCTGCCGGATAACGGTAAGCATAGGCATAGTCCTGTGGAGTTTCTGCCACGAGTGCAAGCTCCACGCGACGTGTCGCCCAAGGCCACGGATAGCGTCTTAAAACAATACGGCGGTCATGCTCGTAAAATTGTGCACACCGCCGCGCTTGTTCACTCGCTTCTGTCATTGCCTCTATAGGAGATTCACCTATGAAAGCCAACGCCATATTGCAAATCGTAATCTTATCCATTCTTGAACCGCGCCGCTTCGGAAGCGCGTCCCTTTCTAGCCCGCGTCGCCGCAGGCTTCACCTTTTGCTCTTGGATTTTTTCTTCGGCGGGCTTTTCCGCCTCGCCGTCAATCAGAATAAAATGTTCAGGCGGGGTAACGGCGGATTCCTCCACCGTGTCCCCAACCTCGAACAGTCTGCCGTTCCAAAAGCATTTTGTTTTGCAAGCGTACACCATATCAGTACGGGACGGCGATTCCCTGCTGCATGGTCGCCTGAATCTTGCCGCCGCTGACAGCGGACGCCGTTGCGGTCAGCCGGATGTAGCGGTTGGACGGTTTGATAGGCGCATGGAACTGAGCCAGCGTCATCGGGTGCTGCGTTTGCTGCGTGCCGCCGTGCAATACAACCTCTGCCTCCGTTGTCGCACTGGTGAAAGCCGAAGTCGGCGCACTCTCCAGAACGACCTTATCCATCTTGCCGGAGCTGGTTTTTTCCGTCAGCTTAACGTCGACGAAAAGCGGCGACTGAAAGCCGCCAGTGTTGCCAAGATCCACAATAGCACCGACAATTGAAGTACCGCAATCAGCCGGCGCAATCAACATATTCTCTGCATCAATGTATGCCATTATTTATGCACTCCTTTCTTACACAATCTGGCTCTCGGTGTTGAGAATGGCGTCACAGCGAAGAATAGGAATACCCCAGAAGTGGGTAATCTTCTTGCCCTGCCACTCGTCAATCGTGAGCCGAACGTTGTTCTTCTTCATGGCGACTATATCAAGATACGTCATGACGGCGCGGTTGCAGAAAATCGCAAGGCGCACCTTGTCCGGGTTCTCGATCTGGTTGTAAGCCTTGACCATCTTCTCGGAGAAAGCGTCGGCATTGTTCGCCGTGAGCGCCGTCGTGTCGATGTTGGCTACGCGCACAACATAGCGCGGGTCGCGAACGGCAAGACCCATATCCCAATTGTACTGGCTCTCATAGACGTAGAACTCAGCATTGTTGGCATCATAGGCTTTCACGCGCCCGTTGTCGCGATACTTGAAGCCTGCCGAAGTACCCTCCGGGAAGATACCATACACGGTATCGTAGCTCATACCGACAATCCAAAGCGAAGTCAGATTTGCACCCGTGCCGCCCGCGTCGATGATCTGATCGGCCCAAATGGAATCCTGATTCGCCTTACTGTAGTAGTAGGCCGACAGGCCCGTGAATCCAGCCGGGTTGACTTTCTCATCGCCATAGAAGAAGGTCGTCGCCATCTTCTGATTCATGGCCTCCTGCGCCGCGACGTTCTCCGACAGACGCCAATTGTTGTCGTTGCCGTTAATCTGCAAGAGTTTCTCGTCCACCTTGGCAAGAGCTTCCAGCCCGCCGCAGGTGAAGGAAACCTGCTTGCTCTTGGACTTCGACGGCTTGACGCCTCGGTTGATGATGCGCCAAGCAACGTCCGGGAGGTCGGTACGCATAAGCGCAACCTCACTCTGCTTGTTGTTGCACTTCTTGAACGGCAGAACATCCAGAATACGGTTCGTCTGCGACTGAAGCTCAATAATCTGCTGATTGATGAGCTGCCCCTCACGCCCAAACCGCGCCGCCCAATCGTGCATCGTTACATAGTTGACACCGATTGTTGACATGATAACACGTCCTTTCTTGGAAATTAATATTTGCTATTGCCAAACAACAAATCCGCCGCACTCTTGGCCTGTGCCGCTGGCTTGCTGTCAGGAGCCGAATCTTCAACGAGAACGCTGCCCATTGCGACAAACATTCCCATAACATCGGGCGAATAAATCAGCCCGCTGTCCAGCAAGGCTTTCTTAGCCTTGCCTGTCGGGTCAAAGGCGGTAAACACGGTACGAACGCCGCGCATATTCTCAGGCGACGTATAGCCCGCGTCCTGACTTTCCTTTGCCCAATTATTCTTGGTGGTTTCCACTTGTTTCATGCTGTCAAGCATTATGTCGGAGTGGAGTTTCACAAGGCCGTCCGCCTGTTCCTGCGTTAAGCCCATGCCACGCGCAAGTTCCGTGAAGCGTTTCTCGATCTCAGGTGTCAGCGTCAGCCCGTCGGGAAGGTGGAACTCATACTTTTCGGGAGTTTCCTTTGCGGGTTCCTCCGTCTTTGGTTCCTCCTGCTTTGGTTCGTCGGACAGCCCTGCGTTGATTGTTTCAACGCCGTTAGGTTCCTGCGCCTGCTGTGCCGCCTCTGTAGCGGCACTCTCTGCCGGGGCGGCACTCTCTGCCGGGGCTGCGCTTTCAGTCGCCTGCGGTTCAGCTGTTGCCGTGGTGTTCTCGTCAGCCATTGTTTTCATCCTTTCTGCGCTGTGCTTCGCGCATCATGTTATATTCCAGCGCCAGCCCGTCCGAAGTTTCGTTGTCTGCCTCAATCCTGCGGATTTGGTGCAGTAAATCTTCTCCGACTGACCGCCGCCCGATTAAATAAAAGTCCCGCGATTCTATCCCCGAACCGCAATTAGCCCCCGTCCCGCATAGGTCAAGGACTTCAGAAACGAATTGCCGCCCGCGCTCTGTACTCATGACCCATTGCAGATTGTCTGTGTCCACTTCTTCGCCTCCGTCCATCTGAAACTTATACTTCCCATGCAGCGCCCCAAAGGTCAGCCGTTGAACGAACGAATTAACCATCCTGTCCATCATCGGGCGATAGCTTTCGCCGTCCCCAAATATTTCTTCCTTGTGCGCTTCTATGAAGTCGTCTATGTGAACGCCTGCTATGAAGTAGTCTTTCAGATGCTTTGCCGATAATGTGTGGCTTATACTTCCGGGACGCAGGCGGTATTTGTAAAGCACTTCGCCAAGCATACAGACGCTTTTGCATCGGTCTATGACTTTGTACGAAGTATCCATATCCTCATGGGTACGCCCAAATGGGAAGCGCAGGTCTTTCCAGATTTCCCGCCTGTATAGCTTGATACACGCGAACATATGAAAAGCGCCATCCATCAGGCATCGGAAAGAAGCGATACGGTCATAGCATCCGGGCGGCGCGTGACTTTGCACTCTTTCTTTTCCGTTCAGTTCCATCTTGCCCACCGTGGGGAAAGAAGCGTGCCTGCATATCGCCATATCCGCCCCGGTCTTTTGCAGCGCATCCAGCATCTTTTCGACGAACCCAGGCAGGAAAGCGTCGTCTGAATCCAGGAAGCAGACGTATTCGCCTTTCATGCGATCAAGCCCCGCATTGCGGGCTGCTGCAAGTCCGGCGTTTTCTTGGTGCATGACCTTGATTCGGCCATCCTTATCGGCGTACTCGTCGCATATCCCCCCGCAACCGTCTGTGGATCCGTCGTCCACGACGAGGATCTCCAGATCGGCGTAGGTCTGCCCGATTACACTGTCCAGCGCCTCCGCCAGATACGGGGCGACGTTGTAAACGGGAACGATCACGCTGACAAGCGGGTTATCTATGCCCATACTCGCCTCCAAGTATGCCGCCTATACTTCTTTCCTCCGGCTGGATTTCAGACAGGAGCCGCGCCGCCTCGACGCCCTTATACATCGGGTCTGCCATCTGCGCCATGTTTTCAAGCTGCTGTTGCTTGGCCTGCTGCTCTGCCCGCGCCGCCCGCATCTTTTCCACGTCATCCTTGTCGCGCATAATGCTTTCCGGCGTGCCAGTAAGAAAAGCATGCTTCCTGATCGCGTCGTCGAGATTGAGATTGTCCATGACATCCGGCGAGATTCCCGCCAGATTTCCGGCCAGTGAAAGTGTCCTTTCGATTGCTGGCGTTGCAACGGCTTTCTGCGCCTGCGCCAGCAAGGAGATGAACTCGGCCTTTATGCTTTCCTCGCGCCCATTCAATTCTTCCGGGACAGGCGGGAAAAGCCCGTTGCGTAAGCATATCTCAAAGGCCCGCTTTGTCAGCGGCGCAAGGACTTCGTTGTGCATTTGCTCCAACACAGGCGAAAGCATCAGGAGTTTTTCTTCATGGCGTTCTGCCACTTCCCGCGCCGTCATTTGCGGGTTATCCGACTGTGAAAGCATAACAAAGAGGTCGTTGAAGAACGCCGAGCCAATTTGGGATTGCTTAAACTGTATCGTTTGCAAGATTTCCTCGCGGCTCCCGGTCACTTCAAATAACGGGCGTATGCCTTGCGACATTGTGCCGTCAGGGACTAACGTAGTCTTTCCAGGCAATCGGTTGACCTTGCCCACGGAAGAAGGAACGATCATTGGCGGGTTTGCCCTGTTTTCCAAAAGTTGCATATTGACCTGTTCTAACTTTTGAAGCTGCATGCAGTTACCAAGGGCATTGTGTCCCGGCCCCGTCCCGTATATCCCGTTAGCTATCGTCGTCCAACGTGGCATAAGGAACGGACACTCATTGAAGCCGGAGAGCCGTAGGAATTTCTTTGTTTCTGCCCCCTCGAAGTAGTACGACTTCCAAGGGAAATTCCCAAGCGCCAGCTTTGACGGGTCATATTTGTCGTTCTTCTCTATGAGCATATATATCTCAAAGTCCCCGCGCATATCGTCTTTTCGGTACGCATTGAGAACGGCATCGGAAACGATCTCTTCCCCAAACTCGTCAACCATCTGCCAAGCCTTCAGCCGCATCTTACGGGCAAACTTTGTGACACGCCCCCGCGCGTCAACGTCCCCGGCGTACTCGCCG